CTGGATGCTCATACGGTGACCTGGAAGTCCTTCTGCAACCGCTGTAGCATCAGGCTTGCCTGAATACTGTGTAGCGAGCGCAAATGGGCTCAGTGCCTCTGTACCAGCAACAACGCCAGCGGCAGTTTCTGCGTAACGTACACGCAGTGTGTGGATCTGACCAACTGGGCCAGTCATAGGCTGTACGCCTACCAACTCGTTAGCAATAACGCTAGGCATTACGCGACGAATCAGTGGGAGCATAACCTTGTTAAGGGTTGCAATATTACCAGCAGCCGTTGCACCAGGTGAGGCTGTCTCTGTCAAATACTTCTTAGCATTTTCCAGAACAACATCCATGGTACCCTTACGCTGACCTGTAAGGCCTTCTGTAAGTGCTTCCTTGGTTGCTGACCAGTTGCTTTCAAACAATTTAGCCATTTTAATCTCCTATCAAAGTCCGGCTAACTTACGGATCTCAATGATTTCAGCACTGGTCTCCGCTTCGTTATTTCGAGATTCAGTTAAAACTGTCTCTTCTTTGTTACCAGTTACTTCGCGACTGCTGGTAACCGATTCGTTTAATGCCTTTTTCTTAGCTCTGGGAGCGCCTTCGCTGATTACGCTAGGCAGGTACTTGTTAAACGCACCTTCTAACTTATCAGTTTTGACACTCTCGAGTAGGTCAGACATGATTTCTTTCTTCTCTCTGCTTAATGGCTTCATCAACTCATCAAGTTTCTCTTTACGAGCATACTTGTCCTCAGATACTCTCAATCTACTTTCTGTGAGTTGTACTGCTTCCTCACGTTGATTGATTTTAGCTGTGGCTTCAGCAAGTTGTGATTTCATTTGAGCAAGTGTTTTCTGGAACTTGCGGATCTCCTTGGTTTCGTTCAGGTACGATGTATTGTATTCTGAAGCGAAAGCTTCGAAGAGTCGACGTCCAAAGTCGTTCTCGCGGGCGGCGGTGATGTCTTCCTTGAAAGTATTGATTTCTGAAGCCATGGTAGAGTTGACAACTTTCTCAACCTTCTCAGCGGCTCTGGAAATAAAGTCCTTTTTAGTTTCAGCTAGCTGACGCTTGCCTTCACGGACCATCTTAACTTTCTGTTCTACCAACGCTTTCTTGTCATCGTGGAACTCAATTAGCTCTTCAGCAAGTTGATCTGATACAAAACCATCCAACTTGTTGAGGTGCTCTGAGACACGAGTACGGTCTGCGTGTAGTTCCTTGACTTCTTTAGCTACAGCTTCTGTAACAAATCTGTCAAGAATCTTGGCATGTTCACCAATAGCCTTGCGATATTTAACTCTTTCTTCAGCCAGGGCGGCCTTGTCTTCTGCTAGTTCAGATACTTCAGCTTCAACTCGTGTAGAGATAAAGTTATCAACTGCTTCCACAATCAATCCCTTGTCATGCTCATAACGCTGAGCAAACTCTTCACGAAGTTCTGCCGTTACTTCTGTACGGGCTTCGTCAAGGCGTGACTCCCAGGCTTCCTGTAGGGTAGACTGTGCCTCTTCAGACAAGTTAGTACCTTCCAGGAGTTCATTAAATGTCACTGCCATTACTATCTCCTATTACTTGAGATTTAATTCCCTTATGAATGACTCGAGGCCCTTCATAAGGTGTTTTTCTGCGCTTTTATCGTGTGTTACTGCGGCGGCTGTTCTGTGAAGAACCGCACCGCCACGCATATTAAACAAACTCTCATAGACTGGCTTAGGGTAAGCATCTGGGGCACTGGGCTGTGCCACAATGTCCACTGTTACGCATTCGAAGCCATCAACAATGCCGCTATCGCTGACATTACCTGAGCCTCTGCTACTTACACCCAGTGCCGCACCTGCTTTCATTAAAGCTGATGCTATGTTACCCATGGGCGTTTCTATGAGTTTTAGTTTTCCTATACCATTGTTACCGTCCATCCACATATCTTCGATGATGTGACTAACACGGTCCAGGTTAATTTGTAGTTCTGGTGGATGATCCAGCTCGCCCATTACGGTCTCGCCTTTGCGGATCCTCTGATCAATCTCGTCTACTGCTTTCTTGATTTCTTCCAAGGGATAAACTCTGCCGTTTTGATTGCGTTGTTCAGCCTGTACAAAGATACCTTCCATGCCCAGTGACTTTTTGCCGTCTTTATCCTCAGATTCGAAGATTCTGACTTTAGCATCTCTGGGATTTATGTATTCAAACAGTTGACGTGACATCCATAACTCCTATTAGCTTGGTTGCTTGGTAAATGGTGACTTGCCATTTGATCCATCAGCACCAGGATTTGGTACAGATAGCTTGGCTTTAGTCTGTTGTCCAGCATTTGACTTAGGGTCGATGTTCATGTTGTGGTTGCCTGGATCTTGTGGATTGCTTGAACCCTTTTCACCGTGGTCACCTTCACCGCCGTCAGTAATATGTACTGGCTTACCACCTTTGCCACTCTTTGCACCAGGAGCTTTAGTAAAAGGGCTCTGGGTGTTATCAGCACCTGGATCAGGTACATTCAAAGATGTAGTGCTTTGTGGTGATGTTTGATCGCTCAACTTTGTTGCTTCTTCCAAAGTATCAAAGTCTTCGTCTAAATCGTATTCAGATTCTTCAATTTCGTCAGCATCGAAAGCAATTTCTTCCGCGTCTGCGTCCATGGCGTCATCTCTAGCATCTTCAGCATCGTCTTCAGCTTCGTCGTCGTCTGACATCAGCTTTTCAAATTCTGCTTTGAGTGCTTGAAGCTCATCTTCAAGGTCGTCGATCTTGTCTTCAACATCGCCTTCCTCATGCTCCATGTCATCCATGTCCATGACTTCGTCGTCATCTTCCATAGTGAACTCGTCTTCTTCAACTTCACGGCCAATGGCAGTGACGTCTTGCTTAAAGTCCTCTGAAGGATTTGACTGATCGATAGTCTCGTCTACTTCTACATCTTCGTGCTTCTTTTTGCTACCGCACGAAGACTCATCTAAATCATCTTCATCTTCGTCTTTTGACTCGTCCAGATCCTCTTCAACTTCTTCTGACTCGTCCAGAACGCGCTCGTACTGCTGACGGGCTTTTGCTACAACATACTCGTGTAACAGCTCTTCAGCTTGCTCGTTCTCTTCTGCCAAAAGGAGTTCTAGAATCTGTTCGAGATTTGCTCTTGATTCTGACATTGTGGCCTCCTATTTTAGAATCGTAACTTGACTCCATACGGAGCCTTCCACAATTATATTTACAAGTTATATGTATAGATAAAGGCTAAACGGGCTCGGAATGAGCCGTCTTGGGTGAGTTTTTGCTGTAAAGTTATTTAGTAACTGATCTATCTAAGAAAAACTACTACTTTACACTTGGGCTTCTTCTGGTGTTGCTCCGTACATGATTCTACAAAATTTATCATGCGCAGTGTTCTCTGCTTTTTTAAGCTCGCGCAGTTTTCTGAGCTTGTTTAACTGCTCCAGAGTCAGACGAGGTTTACGAGTGTCAGTTTTTTTAAACTTTGCACTTTGGTCTCCTTCGGGACTGTAAAACTCGTCTAATCTCATAGTTGTATTTATGCCTACATGGGTGCTGTGCCAGCACCTGCTCCTAGATCAGCACCGCCACCGACTAAACCAACGCCGACCCCAGCTAAATCGCCAAGTCCTTCTTCGCCACCCTGAGAAGGTGGGGGTTCAGCAATGTCTGTGCTAACGTCAATGTCTTGTTGTGGTCTGACACCCACGTTTCTGAGTGCCGCTTGCTTGGTGCTTACATCACCGTACTGATCAACATCGTTCTCCTGACGCCACAGTTCTTCGTTCTCACGAATCTCTTCTTCACTCAAGCCCAAATACTTCTTGAGCTTAAACTGGTTGCTCATGTATGTAATGCCAGCAACCTGACTATACAAGCCAGCACGTTCTGAGTTAATCTGAATGTCACGATAGTCACCAAAGTTCTGTGGTGGGGTAAGAGAAATCCTAAAGTTGCCGTTGTCAACCTCTACGCCTCTCCACTTTAGGTACATCTTAAATTCTTTGTCTAAGACTTCCTCGATCAGTCTCTGTAAACGTTCCACATACTTTGAGAATCTAAACTCCTGGAT